GAGCAGACGATCATCCACACCGCCCAGCTGTTCAGCACAGCCAAGGAGTCGTTCCTCCGCCAGTGGGCCCGCATCCGCGAGGTGCCCGATCTGATGGAGATGGTGCACAAGTTCCGCACCGGCAACGACAACGTATCCATCGAGTTGCGGAACGGCTCGCGACTGCTGTACCAGGCCCGGGGCAGCGACCCGACCCGAGGCTATTCGGCTGACCTGGTGGTCTACGACGAGGCCTATGGGCTCGACCCGGAGGTTATTGCGGCATCGATGATGACGTTGTCCGCTCGCCCCAACCCACAGGTGTGGTACGCGTCCAGCACAGGCATGGAGGACAGCGAGTTCCTGCTGCGGGTGCGCGAACGCGGCCTGAATAAGGCCGCCAGGCTGGCGTTCTTCGAGTGGTCCGCAGACCCGGGCTGCGACCCGAAGGACCGGGAACAGTGGTATAAGGCCAACCCGGCTTTGGGGATTCGCCTCACCGAGGACTTCATCGAATCCGAGGGCGAGGCGCTTGAGTGGGGCAAGCAGTTCAAGCGTGAGCGACTGGGTTTGTGGGCCGACAACTCGCTGCGGGACGTGATCGACCTGGACCGGTGGCGGGCCTGCCAGAACCGGCACTCCCAGATCACTGGCACCGACATCATCGCGGCGGTGGACGTTTCCCCGAACCGGTCGTCGGCGACGATTGCGGTGTGCGGGATAGCTGAAGATGGCCGCCGCCAGCTTGAGGCGATCCAGTCCGGCCGCGGCGTGGACTGGATTGTGGACTTCGTTGGCAAGTTCCTCATGTCGTCCAATCCGCCGGTGCGTATCGCGATCCAGTCGAGCGGTTCCGCCGCCTCGATCATCAATAAGCTGGAGGAGCTGGGTTGCGAGCTGTACCTGTTGAGCACGAGTGACATTGCCCGGGCGACCGGCGAGTTTGTTGACGCCATCAACGCAGGGCACATCGTCCATCTCGGTGACCCGCTGATCGAGCGGGCGATCCAGAACGCAACCCGCTACAGCATCGGGTCTAAGGCCGGTGAGGAGGAGTCGCCCACCTGGGGGTTCGCCCGCAAGAACCCGTCCGGCGACGACATCACACCGATTGTCGCGTGCTGCTACGCCCACTACGGGATGAGCAAGTTTATGGCTGAGGAAGCCAAGGAGGAGACTCCGCACTTCGTGGGGTCNCCCCGAGGCGGGAGGATTTGGTAGCTAGATGCCCGACATTCTTGAGCCGCCGCCTTTTGCGTCAGACAAGCTCCGCGACAGCAATTTCGGCGTCGAGGAGCCGACCACCGAGTCCGGCACGAAGCTGGCCGAATACATCGCTGACGTGGTGCATCCGCGCTTCGAGCAGGAGCGTGACCGGCTGAGCGAGATCGACTGCTGGACCGTCGGCAAGCAGCCGCTGTGCCAGACGGTGCGCCAGGGTGATGTCGAGAAGCGGGCACTGCTGGAACTGTCCCGGTCGCCGTGGCTCGGGCTGGCGGTCAGCATCTACGCCCAGGCGATGTACGTAGACGGTTACCGCAACCCGAACACCGGCGAAGAGGGCGCGGCCTGGAAGTACTGGGTTGCCAACAACTTCCAGTCACGGCAGATCCCGATCCACCGGGCGATGATCACCTACGGCTACTCGTTCGCGCGGTCGCTGCCGCCGGACGAGGAGGATGTGATCCTCATGCCCGGCGCGAAGCCGGCACCGGTGATGCGAGGGGTGTCGCCGAAGCGGCTCTACGCCCTCTACAACGATCCGCTGGTGGACGAGTTCCCCCGCTACGCACTGGAACTCATGCCAGACAACCGAACCTGGCGGTGGTACGACGCCTACGTCTACCACGAGTACGAGAACCCCGACAACAGCGGGAAGTTCATCTACAAGCGGACCGTAGAGCACGGCGTCGGCGTATGCCCGGTGGTGCGGTTCATCAACTGCATGGACCTGGATGGCCGGTGCTACGGCGATGTCGAGCCGTTCATCTCGGTCGCGGCCCGCATCGACAAAACCGACTACGACCGCCTCCTCGTCCAGCACTTCAACAGCTGGAAGATCCGCTGGGCAACCGGTCTTGAGCAGGCAGAGACCGATGAGGAGATCGAAGCCGACAAGAGGAAGCTCGCCCAGGACGACATTCTGGTGTCGAGCGACCCGAATGTCGAGTTCGGCACCCTGGACGAAACGAACATGAGCCCCTTCATCGAGGCCCACGAATCCGATGTCGAGTCCCTGGCCTCGATGGAGCAGCTCCCTTCGCACCTGTTTACCGGCAAGGTGATCAACGTCAGCGCCGAGGCGTTGGCGGCCTCTCGCGCCCAGACGACCCAGAAGCTGCTTGAGAAGCAGACTTCGGCAGCTGTCAGCCATGCCCTGCTACTGCGGCTGACGGCTGCGGTGGCCGGTGACTTGGAGGCCGCCTCGGACTTCGAGTCCCGTATCGCCTGGAAGGATGTCGAGGTCCGTTCGCTGGCTCAGGCCGCCGACGCCTACGGCAAGGTGGCCCAGCAGCTCGGTGTGCCGAAGCAGTTCTTGTGGCGGTTCATCCCCGGCTTCGACGCCGCCGACGTGAAGGAGATGGAGCAGCTGGCGCTGGCCGACGACGAGCTGAGCCGGTATCTGCGCGAGGAGTTCCCGATGATGCAAAACGGCGGCGGCAGGAACTTTGTCGCGAACGCCGAGATGGCGAACCGGTCGGGCCGCCCGATGTTCGACTCCGTGAATCCGCCGACGCAGTGAGGTTCCGATGATGGGAGGTGAGCATGTCGTGGCAGCAGGCTCTAGTGGACAACTACCACGCAGACCAACGCGCCATTGCGAGGCGCGTTGTGTCGGAGCTCGCTCCGTTGTGGAACCTCCTGGACCCGCACGACTTGAAGGGCACGACCGCACAGTGGCTGAAGGCTGTGCGGCCTGTGATCGAGCGGGGGATTCTGCTCAGCCAGTATGTTGCCGGGGAGTTCTATCAGCGGTACCGGACGGCCCACCATCCCGAGGCTGAACCGCTTGGCATCGACTTCCCGGACCCGTTGGGGGTGTTCACCGATCAGGTGATCCCGGACCGGGACACCCGGCTGAGGATCATGGTGGCCCAGAAGGTCACCGGCCCTGTGTGGGTGGCGAAGCACAGCTTGCCCGACATGACCCCGGATGACATCAACGAGCTGATGTACAAGGGGTTTTCGAAGTCAACTGGTTCGGCGATCCGCATGGTGATGAACTCGGCCCGGCATACGATGGCCCTGCTGGTGGAGTCCGATCCCCTGGCGAAGGGGTATGCCCGTATCGCCGGGCAGACGGCCTGCGGGGACTGCAAGGCCAAGGAGGGTGTGTACCTGAAGACCGATTCGGATCGCAAGTTCGACTGGGGATCGGTCGGGCACGACTTTTGCCGGTGTGTAATTGTACCGATTTTCGGAGAAATTTCTACCGAATCGGATAATTAGCCGATCTATCGGTTATCCTTATAAGTGAGAGAGCACGCCAACTGAATTGGCGGGATTAAGGCTAACGCGCTGCCTTTCTGTAAATGCGTGGGAGTGATTTCCTCAATGCCACGAGAAAATACCGACGACATCAATACTGCTGAGAATCCTGCTGAGGACGACGACGTTCTGGTGATGGATCGGGACGAGGAACCCGACACCCAGGGCGAGGAGCCGGAGCAGGAGGCGCCCGACAAGGACAAGGCGCAGTCCGAGCGGGTCTTCACCCAGGACGATCTCGACCGGGTCGTCAAGGAGCGGTTGAAGCGCCAGGAGCGGCAGATCCGAAAGCAGTACGCGGACTACGAAGAGCTGAAGGAGCTCGCCGAGAAGTACCGCGAGATTGAGAACGAGAAGCTGTCGGAGGCCGAACGCTGGGAGCGGGAGCGTTCGTCCCTGCTCTCCCGGGCAAATGAGCTTGAACAGAAGCTCAAGAGGGTCGAGCGTGAGCGGCTGATTGCCGACCTGGCTACCGAGGCCGGTCTGCCGAAGAGCCTTTGGAGCCGCGTCCAGGGTGACGACGAGGACGAGATCGCCGAGGACATCCAGGCGCTGGTGAAGGACCTTGGCCTCACCAAGGACAAGCAGCAGGCCCAGGACGGCAAGTCTCGGTCGGGCGGCAGTAAGCGGATGTACGGCGGTGGCGGTGATCACGAAGAGCCCGATCCCGATGTGGATGCCATCGTGGCCCGCAT